TCAGCCGGAACCACAAACGTTCGAGGACGAGGAGGTACGTACTCACCCTCGACCTTCAGAATCTCATCCTGTGTCAGATGCGGACGAAGACTCTCGTACCACATAGTCCCGAGCGCCTGCTCTTCCGAACTTAGTGACGCGATGCCGGTTCGCCAGTCACGAATCAAGTCGCGCCGATACTGCCTGTCGCTCCTTCGCTTCTCCACGCCCCAGTTCGACCATGGTGCCACCACCGACGCGACACCAGCACCGAGAAGGCCCGAAATGATCACCGGGATGATCTCCGCCCACACAGGATGAATCCTAAGGTGGTGTCGTTGACTCGGCTCCGTCGTCGCCAGCAGCGATCGCGGAGCGCCCTCGAAATAGCATCGGTTCCGTTGGGGTCACGAATTTTGTAGAGCAGGCCTAGATATAGGCCCTGAACTGCGAAAACACTGGTGCGCGATACTGGGATTGAAGTAGGCTTACTGTATGGCCGCGAGCATCCCAGTTGACCTGCAAAAACTGGCTCTGAACTGCTCACATGTCCGCCGCCCACCAATACAATTACGTACAGTTGGACGCAGCCTCGTATAGGCTCATTGGCAGCGCATCGGCAGCGGAATCGAGGAACACCAGCATGGCCCGACGGCACAAACGGGGCTTCGCCCAAGTCGACCAGCAGCGGTCCGGCCGTTACAGCGTGCGCTACACCGACCCGACCAGCGGTGCCCGATGCTCGGCGGGAAAGACCTTCGAGCGCAAGGCCGATGCGGAGCAATGGGCCGTCGACAAGCGCCGCGAATTGGAGCGCGGGCCCGCTGCGGCGCGCGAGAAGGCCACCTTCTCGGTGTACGCGACGGCGTGGCTTGCGGGCCGGCATGTGGCCGGCCGCCCCATCAAGGCACGCACCCGCGCCCACTACCAAGCCCTTCTCGACGACCACCTCGTCGAGACGTTCGGTAACCGCCAGTTGTCGGCGATCACCCCGAAGGATGTGCGGGTGTGGCACGCCGCCACCCTGGCCGACAAGCCCACGATGCGGGCCCACGCCTACAGCCTGCTGCGCACCATCTTGGCGTCGGCGGTTAACGATGACCTGATTGATGCCAACCCGGCCCGCATCGTCGGCGCCGGCCGCGCCACCCGCGTCCACAAGATCCAGCCCGCCAGCGTCGCCGAGATCGCCGAACTTGCCGCTGCCATGCCCGACCGGCTGCAACTGATGGTGCTGCTGGCGTCGTGGTGCGCGCTCCGCTTCGGGGAGACCATTGAGCTACGCCGCCGCGACATTGATGTCGCCGGCGAGGTGATTCGCATTCGGCGCGCCGCAGTGCGCGTCAAACAAACCGGCAACACCGCCGACAACCCCGCGAAGTACCTCTACGAGGTCACCAGCCCCAAAAGCGAGGCGGGGGTCCGTGATGTGGCGATCCCGCCGCACCTCATCCCCGCCGTCGAAGCGCATTTAGCGAAACACGTTGCCACGGGACGGGATGCGCTGCTCTTCCCAGCCGGCGCCTTAGTGCCCCGTAAAAAATCCGGCGGACGCATAGACAAAAAATCTGCCCATGCGAGCAGTGCGCGGCATTTGCAGCCGTCGACCCTCAACCGGCACTGGTATAAGGCGCGGGCGAAGGTTGGGCGCGACGACCTACGCTGGCACGACCTGCGGCATTCGGGGGCGGTGCTGGCCGCCGCGTCAGGGGCGACGATCGCCGAATTGATGGCCCGCCTAGGGCATTCGAGCCCGGCGGCGGCCATGCGCTACCAGCACGCGGCGCAAGGCCGGGACCGCGAGATAGCGGCGATGCTGTCGAAAATGGCCGCCAATGGCTAGCGGACAACGCCACCCGGACTTCGTCATCGTCTGCGACCACGGCGGTCGCGGCGGCCAACTCGACAGAGTCGCTCGGTTGCCGTGGTTCGCCGACCGGCCCGGCTGGTGGGGCGCCGAAAGTGTCGACGAAGCCGCTATTCGTATCTGGGCGATGGAAGGCGAGGAGCGCGGCCACGACCCGAAATGGTTTCGGCCGGAATGGACTAGCCCCGATGAGCCCGATTTGCGGCGCCTCGCTATCGAAATCATCTGTACGGCACCGCATTGCAGCCGGCGGTCGTACCGCTCTGATGACGACAAGCTGCAAACCCTGCTGACGATGATCGCGACCGATGACAGGTTCCGCGCTGTGTTCACCATTGAGGCGAGCGAGTCGGTGATCGTGATGACGCTGGACCAGTTGGAGATGGCGCGCGACGCAGCCTGCACAAGATTGCACCTAGACATATGAACTACTGCTAGTCTTCTTGAGAGCCGGCTTCGATCCCGGGCCTTTTTTCATGCCTGGAGATCGAAATGAAGAACCAAACCCGAGCACGTCTCGACACCGTCAACGGCAACGGTCGCCGCCGGTATGCCACCGTGGCGCAGGCCGCCGACTATGTCGGCGTTCATCCCATCACCATCCGGGCGATGTTCGCTGACGGCCGACTCACCCGGTACCAGATGGGTCCGCGTGTCCTGCGCGTTGACCTCAACGAAATTGACGCCGTGATGGCCGGGCAGACCGGCCAGAGCGCATGAGCCGTAAGCAGTGGGTCAACCAGTCGCGGCGGCAACAGATAACCCCGCCCGAAACCCCGGCCAATTGTCGGGAATGCGGCCGGCTGTTGTCGACGCGGGCAACGATCCGGCGCGGCGTCTGTCGCTCGTGCTGGAGGGTGTCCAAGGTGGTCGCGACATGACCGCGCGAGGGGAGCCACCCAAAAAAGAACCGGCCCCCTCGGGCAAGGGAACCGGATCTCAACGGTTAGAAGTCGCCACCGCCAACCGAACTCAGCGTAACCCAGCGCACCGATACCGCGCAGGCGACACACTGGCCGCCCAGCTGCGCCGGCGCCGGCCGGCCGCTGCCCGGTCCGTCCCCCTCGATTGCGGTTGCCGTGATCCTTGGCGGCATCGCTGCCGGCCCCGTCCGGTGCTGTCGGCGCGGATGGTCGACGGCGCCGCCGCCGCGAGCGAGCACCTGACCGCTGTCGGGTTGCCGCCGGTATTCGATCCGGACACTACGGCCGCCGTGCGCCGCCGCCAGATCCCCGTATGGCTCCGGAAGTGGGCAGCATGACCGACGATCTGATCGCCATGGGCAAGCGGATCGGCGAGAGCCGCAAATACGCGCCGAAACTCGACCCGTCTGGCGCCGCCGGCGGCATCGTCGACGCGCCTACCGACGTCCCGCCGCCTGATTTCGCCCCCGACGGCGCCGAAGACGACCCAGACGGCGCCGACCTGCTCGACGACATCAGGGGGTTTTTGTCCCGGTTCGTCGCGTATCCCGACGAGTGGGCGCTCGACGCGCACACCCTGTGGATCGCTCACACGCATCTAATGCACTGCTGGGAGTCCACCCCGCGGATCGCGTTCCTCAGCCCCGAACCGGCCAGCGGCAAGACCCGCGCCTTGGAGGTCAGCGAGCCGCTCGTCCCGCGCCCGGTACACGCGGTCAACACCACGCCGGCCTACCTGTTCCGCAAAGTTAGCGACCCCGACGGACTCCCCACCATCCTCTATGACGAGATTGACACTGTATTCGGGCCGAGAGCCAAAGAACACGAGGACGTTCGCGGGATGCTCAACGCCGGCCACCGTAACGGCGCCGTCGCCGGCCGCTGCGTCGTTCGCGGCAGGCTCGTTGAAACCGAAGACCTGCCCGCCTATTGCGCTGTGGCGATGGCCGGCCTCGACGACCTGCCCGACACCATCATGTCGCGCAGCGTGGTTATTCGGATGCGCCGGCGTGCGCCGACCGAAGCCGTCGAGCCGTGGCGGCACCGGATCAACGCGCCCGAAGGCGAGAAGCTGCGCGGCCGCCTCGCCGCCTGGTCGGCGATCGTCGAGCAGGACGCCCGCGAGCAATGGCCGCAGATGCCCGCCGGTATCGAAGACCGTCACGCCGACGTCTGGGAAGCCCTGCTAGCGGTCGCCGAACTAGCCGGCGGCCACTGGCCCGACGCCGCCCGCGTAGCGGCTGTAGCGGCTGTAGCGGCATCTAGGGGAGACAGACCTAGCCTCGGCGTGTTGCTGCTCTCCGATATCCGGGAGGTCTTCCGCAAACAGGGCGCCGACTCCTTAGCGAGTGCTTCAGTACTAACTCAGTTAAACGATTTTTTAGAGAGTCCTTGGGGATCTATAAACAGGGATGGCAGCGCACTTAACGCCAGAGGACTAGCGCACCGTCTTAGCAGGTACGGCATTAAATCGGCGAACTTCCGCGATGACGCCGGCAACGTCGTAAAGGGCTATGCGCGGGCGAAGTTCGCCGATGCCTGGTCGCGGTATCTGGCCGCCGTCGTCGACGACGATTCCGACCCCGGCAAAGAGTCGGCCGAGGCCGACGAGAACCCGCCTCTGTCCCGCCATATATCCGCTACAGCCGCTACATGCGACTGCGGCGCGGAACTCACGAGCCCAGCTTCCCTGCGGTACGGGGCTTGCCATGAGTGCCGCATCGCCGACAACCAACCGCTGTTCTGATCGAAAGGACCCGATGAACGGCATCATCGACCCCGGCCGGACCATCTGCCTCTGTGACGTCGGCCGGCCCGACTACCTCGCCGCCACCGTCATCGCACCCGACGGCACCGCGCAGCTGGTCCTCGCGTGGCGTGACGGCATCGACGACCCGACCGTGCGGTATGACCTCGAGCCGCCGGCCCACGAGCAGACCGGCCCGCTACCGGCGGTCTGGCGGGCCCGCACCCAACTGGCCCCGCTGCGTTGCGGACGTCCCACCCTGGCCGGCAACCCCTGCCGACACCCGGTCGCCACACCGGGGCAACGCTGCGGCGCGCACCGCGCCGAGAGGACAAACGCATGACCGAGATCCCCGTCGCCGAGGTCATCGCCGAACGCGTCTACGCCGGCCGGCACACCGTCCGCATTTACTGCCCGCGATGCCAAAGACTCGAACTCCACCCCACCCCCGCCGACGCCGGCGCCGTCACCGCCGCGCACTGCGGCCTAGGGCCCATCCGAATCGGGGACCGATGACCGCCGGCGTCCAGCTGCATTGCGCCGGCTGCGATCGGCGCCTGGGGAAGCGCGCCACGATAACCGTCATCGGTGCCGCGACCCCGCTCTGTGGGGATTGCGGGGCCAGCCCCCGGGTCCACCGGCAGCTGTTCTGGTCGTGCAGGGTGCCGGGTTGCTGCGCCGTCGACCACGACAACCGCGTCACGACCACCGCCGGCCGAGCCCGACAACTCCTCGGTAGCACCCCATGAGCCGGCGGTCGGGCCGCGCGCAACCAGCGGAGGGGGGCAGACCAACGCATCCGGCGGTGCGTGTCTGCTCTTGGCGCGACCCGACCGCCCCAACAACCGCCTCACAACCGACAACCGAGGGAGAACAATGACCGATATGACCAGCACCCCGATTACGCTGTCCGAGCTCGTCGCCGAGGGATTCGCGCCCACCATCGACGACCTAGCCGCACGCCTCGACGGCTCCGTGTTCCTCGACGACCTAGGCCGACGCTGCATCGCACGCGACGTCGCCCGCCAGCTGTTCACCGAACGCGCCGAACAGCAAGCCGCCCAGGCCGCCAAGGCCGCCCAATTCCGCAGCGAGCTAGCCGCGATGGGCAACCCGGCACAAGACCGCGTGCGGGCCATCCAAGCCCGCCAGGACCGCCTCAGGCGCGAAGGCAGATGGAGCGATGAGTTAACGGCCGCCGAAAACCTGATCGCCGCAGACGGCGCCGACGACCCAATCGACCGCGCCACCAGGAATATTGATGAAATGCGGGCGGCCGAGCGCGCCGGACTTGTGGGTACCGGCGCAACGTTCCCGCGGTTCAAACGACCCGGGGAGCAGTGAAAATGGACGACGACGACTTCACAGCCCAATTCACCCGCCGACCCGCCCCCCTGCGCAGGGCGACCGAATTGCGCGACGCCGACGCCGAACGCCAACGCGAGAAAGTCAGCCGCGAGGTCGACCGCGAACTCGAGCGGATCAAGGCCCGACGCGCATCACTGCAATGGTGCTGGACATGCCGCCACGCGGTCCTCGAGGCCGCCGACACCCATTGCCCGCGGTGCGGGGCGCAACGCTCGCCCGGGCACTAATCGCCATGCCTAGACGCAACCACCAACCACCGGAGCCCCGCCCGCTTCGCAACAAACCCCGCCGACCCAACCCGGTCCTCGATAAGCTCGACCAGATCCCTCGGTCACGCGAACCAATTCCTTCGCCGGGAGCGGGCGTGGCCGAGGGGGACCACCCGAAACCGAAACCGGCCCGATGAACTTCCTCGGTGTGCCGCGGACGGCGCCCCTTTCTCGCCAGACCCGGCACACCGAGGGACCAACCCGACCATCCCGCCACACGACGCGCGCCCAACCGAACCCGCACGCTGCCCCGAAACGCTCAACTTCTCCGCGGCCGACAAGAAGTGGGTCGACGAGACCCGCGGGCGAGATGGTTTCACCGATCGCCGAGATCGGTCGGAATAACCAATTAAATGGTATGTTAAATGGTATGAATGGTGTTTAAGGAATTGTATCCATTCCAACGCGCCGATAAACACCGCCAACCATTAAATTGGGGGCCTGAACACCATTCTAAGACGCCCCAGAATTGCACGCCAGACCGAATGCAATTTGAAACATGCAGGTCAGGCGGGTTTGCTGGAAAGCCTCTGAACTGCGACTATGCCGTTTTTTTCTTTGCTACGCGCCCGACCGCCCGGTCGGGCTTGTTATATTTACTAAAGCGAAAAAGGTTTGGCCCTTAAAGTGAAAACTGTTGGCGTCCAACACAATTCGACTCATCCGAGTCGGCCAGAAGCGTTGTGGGACAATGTGTTTGAAGGGAGTTCCGAATGGCTGCTAAACAGGGCGCACCTGCCGCGCTGGGGCCGGCGGGTCGCCGGCTGTGGGCCGAGGTGACGCGAGATTTCGATTTCGACGGCACCGACCGGGCGCTACTGGTGGAGGTGTGCGCCACGGTCGACCTCATCGAGGCGCTGAAAGCCATCCTGAAGCGTGACGGCCTGATGTCCGAGTCCTCGCAGGGGCTGCGGGCGCATCCGGCCGCGGTGGAATTACGTCAGCAGCGTCTGGCCCTGGCCCGTCTATCTCGCGCTCTCAAACCTCCGGCCGATGGGCCGGTCGCGCCGCGCCGCCGGTCCTCGTCTGGCCGGCATATGGTCGGTGTCGCGTGAGTATCCGCGCCCGCCGTGGTGACGACGCGCCACCGCAGGATTTCGTGGTCTTCGATGGCCGCGAGCTCGGCGAGACCGGCACGGAGGCCGAGTGGTGGGCGGTGTACTGCGCGTGGTGCGATCGGCGCCAGGACTGGGAGGCCGGGCATCCGGGTGTCGCCCTGCCGGCGACCGAGTTGGGCGAGTCCCCGGTCGAGGGCTCGGTGTTGTTTTGTCACGGCGGGCAGTGGCGTCACAAGCCGGGGCGCGAGTTTGTGGTGTGCGATGAGCACGGCCTGGACCCCACCGAGCACTAGCGGTCAATCTTCGCGCATGGGTCCGACACGCGAATCGCCGTTTCGTCAGGTGTGGATTTTCCAGCCTGCCTCGACGACGCCGTACGGCTCGGTGCTGGGGTTCTCGGTGTCGGGATCGATCATCTTGACGTACAGGTCGTGCCCGCCGCACGAGTTGCAGCCGTAGCCGATGTAGCCCTGGGCGGTCTGGCCGGCCGCGACACTGCCCGATCGCAGGGGTGGCAGCTTGGCGATCTTCTGGTAGTTGACCCTGTAGTCGCCGCCGAGCCAGTGGTCGTCGGTGGGGTGGGTGAACGGTTGGTCCCCGCCCCCGTAGCCGGTCACGATGTAGCTGTCGTCGAACTTGAACGGCGCAGTGGATGTGCCGGTGATAGTGAGCTCGATCAGGTTGCACTCCCAGCCGCCGGCGCAGCCGGCCGGGAGCCACGTGGCGCTGTTGAGGGTGACGTCGGCAGTCGCCCCGTTGGCGGCCTTCACGTGCACGGGGCTGCCGACCTGGCCGACGGGGAACGGCGGGGTCTGGGTCGTCGAGGGGTCTGCGGAGGTGTGGGGAAATGAGCAGGCGGCTGTGATGATGGCGAGCGTCGCGGCTGCTGCGAGTCGTCCAACCTTCGGTGGCATGAGGTCGCTAAGGGTAGTAGACCGACGTGCCGCTGGGCGGCAAATCATCTAGCTTCGCGAGTCCTCCAAACCCGAGATCGCTGAGTGCTTGGATGACTTCGCTCGACGGGATGCCGCGATAGAACGCCGGGGCGCGGGCTTTGGATTTCAATTGCTCCACCTCGCCCTCGAGGCGGTCTATCCGCTTTTCGGGCGTGTCCGCCGGTGGCGGCTCGTATCCTGCGGCCTGGGCGCGGGCCCCAGGCGCACTGTCTTCCACCACTAAACCAATGACCCGCCCATCGTGAGCCACGATGGGTCCACCGCTGTTGCCTGGGCGCGCGATGGCCGAATAGAGGAAGGTCTTCTGCCGGAGCAGGCCGCCGGCCGCGGGTGTCTCGGCAGCCGGATTGACCACCTCGCCACGCTGCACAGTTATCTGCATCCCGGCGATCATCGGTACGCGCGGGTAGCCGAATAAGTAGACCTCGTCAGCCCACGCTGGGTCACGGAACGCCATCCCCGCCAGGTGCGGCATACCCTGGCCTGCCGGAAACTGAGTTTCGATAACCGCAACGTCGAGGTCCGCATGCGGATGAGCGGCATATTTGGTGGGGACCTCTTGGGTGCCGTCATGGCCGGTCGATGGGCTTACCACGAGGGGCGAGCCGGGATCCAGGGCGGCCACGACATGCTTGTTGGTGACGATATGTGTGTGGTCGAGGACCAAACCGGTGCCCCAGTGCGCATTGCCGGCCGCATCGGTGCCTGAGATTTGAACGGTCACCAAGTTGTAGCTAGGAATGATGAGTTCCGCGCCGAAAATCTCCGACAGCCAGAGGTTCCCGCCGACCTGGCCGGGCGACGCGCCACCTTGGGTGAGGTACTGCTGTGCCATGAATGGCGCGTTGGGCGCTGTGCCGCAGGGCAATAGGAAGCCGACGCGTTCCATTGCGCGGGTGACTTGAGTTAGCGCGATGACGTTGCCGGCGTCGCGGAGGCCCCGCGTGTGGAGGTATTTCGAATAGTCGGCGACCGACCACATTTCGAACGTTGTCGGGTGGACCGTTTTGCCGATTGCCGTGGCGATGCCCGGATCGTGGGGCATCTTGAAGAACCCGTGCGCACCCATTGCGACTTGCACCCGCCAGGCGAGGGTGCCGGGCTCTAGATCGGCGGCCGTGGGCTGCTGAGGCGCGGTGTTGTTGCCGGCGCTCGTGTCGTCGTCGGTGCCCACCATGACCCCCACGCTAATCGCACGTCGTTCTGGTGGTTGGGACACAGCTTAGGATCGTCGCGTGACCATTCGCGCGTCGTGGTTTGCGGTGGTGTTGGTGGCGGCGGTGTCGTGCGGGGGCCCGCAGGGCGGCCAGGGCACGTCGTCGCCATCGCCGACGCCCATAACGCCTCCGGTAACTGCGTCGGCGACAATGAGCCGAGACCAGATCGAGCAATTCAAAACCCGGGTCGACGCGGCGCTAGACGAAATCAACCCCGCCAATGACACGCTGGTGGCTGCCCTGCGGACGCACGACGTGGCCGCGGTTCACATTGGTTGTCGGCCGGTCGGGCAGGCTGGCCGCGACCTGAGTGCCGCGCTGGCGGAAGGACGCGGCTATGCCCTGTCGGACCGTGTCGCGTCGTTGGTCACGCGGATGCAGCGAGCGGCCGACGAGCTGCAGGAAGCGGAGCGGGATTGTTTGTCGCTGTGGCCGGGTAGCACGGAGGCCGAGTTCGACCAGGTGGTGACCGATTTGCAGAAGGTGGCGAACGAAATGAATTCTCCGCCGCAGTAGCCAGCGCGATGAAAAAGCAGTTCAAAGGTCGAATCAACATCGGATTGGCAGCGTATTGGCAGCGGTGCCCGCGCGGCGGCCCAAAAATAGGGCCTGACCTGCGGTCAAGCGTGGTGCGCGATACTGGGATTGAACCAGTCTCAATCAGGATCCTCTACACTGTTGCTGAGCAGGCACAGAAAGCCTCTGACCTGCTGACACGCCAAACAGTAGCATTTACCAGACTTGACCACAACTAACCACACCTTCCCTCTATAGTGGTGCATATGTGGTGCAAAAGGCGGCAACAGTGACTACGACAGAACGCAAGCAAAGACGCAGCTTTGGTCGGTTGCGGCAATTCCGTTCCGGCCGCTGGAAAGCCTCCTACACGGGCCCTGACGGGATGTTCTACGAGGCGCCGAACACCTTCGCGCTCAAGCAGGACGGCGAGGCGTGGCTCACCGATCGGCGCCGCGAAATCGACCGGGATCTCTGGTCGCCATCGAGCGGACAGGATGATCGCCCCAACGCGACGTTCGCCGACTATGCAGAGCAGTGGCTGAAGCGCCGCACCGTCAAAGGTCGGCCATTGAAAGACCGGACAGCCGAGCACTACACCAAGCTCCTGAAGCACCACATCAACGACACGTTTGGTCACGTGACGGTTCGCGCGATTAACCCCGAGTCGGTGCGCAAGTGGTACGCCACGTGCGCGATCGGCGCCCCGGTGATCCGCGCGCACGCCTATTCGCTGCTGTCCACGATCATGGCCACCGCGGCATCCGAGGGGATCGCGGATCAGAACCCGTGCACGATCTCGGGTGCCGGCAACACCGAGCGCCGGGTCAAGATCAAACCCGCAACCTTGTCCGAGTTGGAGATCATCGCCACCGAGATGCCCCAGCGTCTGCGACTCATGGTTCTGCTCGCTGCCTGGGCTGCGATGCGATTCGGCGAGCTGGCCGAGCTCCGCAGAGGCGACATCGACGGCAGCGTGATCCGCGTTCGGCGCGGCGTGGTCCGCGTCGACGGGGAAATGCGTGTCACCACCCCGAAGAGCGCCGCGGGATCACGCGACGTCACGGTGCCGCCCCATCTGATGCCGCTAGTCGCCAAGCACCTTCAAAACCACACTGGGTCTGCCCGCGATGCATTGCTTTTTTCGGCCGTCAACGGGCGACACCTGCAACCGTCCGCGCTGTATCGGTATTTCTACCCGGCACGGGAAAAAGCCAAGCGAACCGATCTGCGATTCCACGACCTTCGCCACACCGGTGCCGTGCTGGCCGCCCAGGCGGGCGGCACGCTGGCCGAACTGATGAACCGACTGGGCCACAGCACCGTCTCGGCGGCGCTCGTGTACCAGCACGTCGCCGACAATCGAGACGCGCAAATCGCGGCCGCCCTGTCCAAGATCGCGTTGGCGGGTAAGGAGGTTGACGGATGAACGAGCGACTGGATTTGTCGTGGTGGAAGGACGAAGACACCGCGAAAATATACGACTACCTGAGGGACCAACTTCTGGCCATCAACACGCTGCCCTACAAGAAGCGGTCGCGGTACATCGCCCACGAAATCCGCTGCGCTAGATGCGAGGACGTCGTGATTCAGATTCTTGATTTGAGGCTTCCGACCGATCAGCCAGTTAGCGTGATGCGCTACCGCACAAACGAACTAATTCCCCTTCCCGTCGACATGGATCCAACGGAACGAGCTCGAGTGATGTCTCAGAAGCGCTCATATCGCCTGGGAGAGTGGAGATTCAACATAATCACCGGTTGCGATCCGGAACCTCCGCGCGCAGAGCTCGTGTTCAGTGTCTGCGAGTGCGGGCACCACCAGTTCACTGAAAAAGGCATCCTGGCGCGCACAGGCTCGAAAAGCAGCAACACGCCGACGAGCCGGCGTTGATACCCAATCGTTGACTTTTCTGTACTCTGATAACCGGTCATATGCGGGCGAACCGCGGACGTTGCACATTTAGGGGCCAGCAGCCAGATCCCGAAGGGGACGGGCTAGCTCATGGCCAACGTAAAAAGTTCTTCACAGTCGACTCGGCGGCATTCCGCTTTACGCCCCGCTTATGTCGGAATTCCTGAAGCGGCAGCATATCTCGACGTTGATCACAAGACGATCAGACGGCTAATCGCCGCGCAGCTTCTGCCCGGCTACCGTCTTGGCAACCGGATTATCAAGGTCAAAGTTGCAGACCTGGACGCGGTGCTCACACCGATGGGCGGCGCCGGATAATGACTGAGAAAGACGAAAACCGGGCCCCCTCAGACCCGGCCAGCGCCTCACTAGAAACCACCACAACTACCGCCTACGATACCGCACCTGAGTTCGACGATCTGGCAGCGCGCCAGCGCCGACGCGGAGCGGCTGTTCGCATGATCGGCGATAATCCCGACCCGTTACACCGAGGCCGCCGATACCACAGGCCGACGACAGGCTTGAGAGCCGCTGGCTATCGTCAAGGCTACGTGGCAGCTCTTCGCTACGTGCTGCGCGAATTCGCATCTCAACTCGACGATTTGGCGCGCACTAAGCTAGCCACGATCATTAAGCGGAGTGGCGCCAATGACGACTGACGATCTGGTGGCACACGGTAAAGCGATCGCCGAATCCGGCAGGTACAGGCCCGCTCCCGACACTGCTGAACGCGACGGCCAGTTGGTGGAAAGTACACCACCTGGTCCTGTAGACGTCGAAGGCGCCGAGCTGCTCGACGACCTGCACGACACGTTTATGCGCTACGTTGCGCTGCCTGATCGACACTCGTCGGTAGCGGTGACACTGTGGACAGCGGCAACGCATGCTCTGCCGGCGTTCGAGTTCGCGCCGCGACTGGTTGCCACAAGCCCTGAAAAGCGCTGTGGAAAAACGCGATTGCTCGACATCATCACCGGCACGTCACATAAGACGTTGGCGACATCGAACGCGACCGTGGCCGCAATCTTCCGCTCGATCAACGGAGATCATCCACCCACGCTGGTGATAGATGAGGCCGACACGATATTCGGTTCCAAGCGTGTCGCCGAACAAAATGAGGATTTGCGCGCACTGCTAAACGCTGGCCACCAACGCGGCCGGCCCGCTCTACGTTGCGTCGGACAGATGCAGATCCCCACAGAGTTCAACACCTTCGCTATGGCTGCGCTCGCAGGAATCGGCAATATGCCCGACACGATCACAGATAGGGCAATCAACATCTCGATGCGCCGGCGGGCCAGCGGTGAAACAGTCGCGCAGTTCCGATCTCGCCGCGACAACCCGAAGCTGGTGACCCTTCGAGAGCAGCTTGCCGTGTGGGCGGCCGCGCACATCGATGAGCTAAGGCAGGCACAACCAGACATGCCCGTAGAAGATCGGGCTGCCGATACATGGGAGCCGTTGATCGCGGTAGCCGACTTGGCCGGCGGCGATTGGCCGCAGCGTGCCCGGGCAGCGTGCAAAGCGTTGGTCGACCGGGCGACTGATGCAGACGAAGACGGCTCACTAAGCACAAGGCTGTTGTCCGATATCCGCACGATATTCGCCGAGCGGGCAGTGCCCTTCATCGCATCCGTGGATTTGTTGTCCTCACTGTCCAAGTTGGATGAGTCGCCGTGGAGTGAGTTCGAGATGACGACCAGGAAACTCGCCTGGCGACTCAAACCGTTCGGCGTGCGCTCCGAACGCAATACCACCGGGAGCGTCCGCGGGTACCGGCTCGATGCCCTCAAGGACGCCTTCGGCCGATACCTCGCGGACGATCCGTCAGAAGCGTCAGAAGCGTCAGAAACACAGCGTGAACAGCCAAGACCGACTGACACTTTCAAACCGTCTGACGGATCGATCCGTCAGAACGAAATCATCCGTCAACGCGAAACCCCAGATCAGAGGCCACTTCTGACGCTTCTGACGGATTCTGACGCACCACCGCCGGACAACGGTTCCAACGGGCCAGGATTCACGCCACCTACAGGCCCGGAGCGCTGCGACCGATGCGGCTGTCACGTACCAACCCAAGGCCACAAACCCAAGTGCCCGCAAACCCGCTACGAAAGGAACCACCAATGAGCATTGCGATCGACACGGACAGGATCACCGACGTGCTCCTGGCAGACGGCTGGCACATGGTCGCCGGCGAATCTTTCGACCTGGACTCCTACGAATACGTCTGCGAGGAGCAGTTGGTCCACGCCGGCGGCCGGGACCGTCTCATCACCGCAACCGGATTCACCTTCACCGACGATACCGGCGCCCGAATCAGCGGGCCGCTGACCGCAATCCTCGCGGTGCGTGAGCCATGAAGCCGGACGTCTTAGACGATCTGCGGCCGATCCTGGGCGCTATCGCACGGCACTGGCGGCGCCTGCACCCGGCCGATCTGACCGCACCCGAAGCGCTGCGACTGCTCGGGCTGCTAACCGAGATCACTGATCGACTCGACGCGCCCACCAGTCTTTTCACGGTTGACCGTGAAAAGACTGATCGGCCCACCCCAGCGACGCTGCGTCTCGTCCGCGATGACGGCAGGCCCAACACGTGAGGCTTCGGAAGCAATCCTTTACCGCCCGGGTCAGCGCGCAGACCGGCGACCACCCCATCGTCATCGGCTACGGCATGTGCACATTCGAGGCGACTATCGACGAAGCCCGGGCGCTGGTAATGGACATCGCCGATGCCATCGTGTTGATACACGAGGGAACGGCCGGCGGATGCTGACACCGCGGCTCTGGGGGTTCGCGTTGTACTGCGCCAACCAAGAGCTCAGGCGCAGGCGCGGAGACAAACCGCCACCGAGGCGACCTATTCAAGGCTGGGAAAGCGAGCTCGTCCGCGCGCTTGAACTGGAGGTCAGCACTTCCGCTATCGGAAGTGCTGCCCCTGGCGGCGATGAACAATCGGAGACGGTTCTGATCAGTGCCAGCCAAGCAGCGGTCATCTTGCGCTGTACGACCCGCTACATCGGTCAGATCGCCGAGGACCGACTAGGCGGCGTAAAGGTCGCCGGCCGGTGGGTTTTCGACGAAGACGTAGTACGCGAGTACCGAGAAAGGCAACGGAATGCCAGAATTGCCGGCTGACGCCGAGGCAGCAATCGCCAGCATGACACCCGGCGAATTCGCCGCAATGACAGCCAAACTCCGCGCCCCCGACACCGCAGAGCAGATCCGGACCCACGCAGCCAAGTTTTTGGACGGCCCGCAGCTCGACGCGTTCGTAAATGCCGCGAACCCGGCCGTGTTCACCAACGCCTCCGGGACCGTCGACGAGGAGAAAGTCGCGGGCCACCTGACAGCGCTTTTTGCGACGGGCGAGCCATCGCAGCAGCGAAATTGGGGGCAGTCCAGCGCTGCCGGCGGCCCGAGCAGACAGCCGGGCGACGACGCCCGCTCCGCTCTCAAAAAGAGGCACGGCGTCGGCGCCGACACGCAGCAGCCCGCGGCCGGCGGCCAAGTCGCCCGCGGCCAATCCGCGCGAGCCGAGCTCGCCAAACGCTACAAAAAAGGAGGCCAGCGATGACCGCACCGCAACCCGGCGGGGACGGGGATCTGGGAGGCGCATTTGGCACCCAGATGCCGCACCCGCCCACCCAGCCGCACCCGCCCGGCGCGCCAGAGGGCACAGAAAGTAAACTCACCCCGGCATTTGCGCCGTGGGACCGCCCTCCCATCCCGCCGGGGAACTTCGACCCCCGGATGAAGATCGACACCTCAACAACCACCGTCGCGCCACCGCGTCCGGGCCCGTATTTCCCGTATATACCGACCCCCGTCACTCCGGGCTTCGGCATCGCGGCCCACCCGACGAGGGCGGAGGTCGAGGCACGTGTCGGCCTCCCAATAGAGTGGTCCCCGATCGCCCCCGGTGACGATCTGTCCCGGTATGAGCACCTGGCTTACGACCCGCCCGAGGGATGAGCCGATGATCCGACCGAGACCGTCCTGGCACCCGGCTACCGCACGAACAGGATCCGGCCAATCAGCGAGAGCCGAGCTAGCGAAGCGATACAACAAGGGGGACCAGCGATGACCGCGCCAGCGACCGCAATCAGATTGCCGAATAACAGATTTCTCAAGCCGGCCATCGAAACATTGGACGGCTACAAGGAGGCGCTCGCACGCGCAGACCAAGCCGACAAGCTGCTCCGCGAACTAAAGCCACCGGCACCGGTACCCGCCAAGCTCGACCCGCACAACACCGGCGGCCCCACGCTGAAATGGCTCGACGCGCTCGACGACCACGACAAGGACGTCGAACGGCACGACAGGCACCGCCGGCGCCTCCTGGCATCAAAACAAGCGTCGCTAGGCGAGGCCGCGTCGATTCTGCGCGTCAACGTCAACGACCTTCTCAGTGTCCTCAACGACCGCCTCACAGAGCTTTTGTATGAAGTCGCAGAAGTCGCCGACAAGCTCGAGGGCACCACAACTGCCGAGCAAGCGATCGGGCGCGGCGTCGCACCGGCCTGGAAGTCACTCAGCGACCTCGCCGGCCACTACGCCGAATTGCGAGCGGCCCAAGAATACGTTCTATTGAACCTTGCGCCACGCCACTATTGGACAACCTGCCGGCCGATTCTCGGTGGTGAAGACACCGGCAGCCTGGCGGTGATTCGTAATCTCGACGACGTCTGGCCGAGCTGGACGAATCCAGGACTCGCGCAACAGATGCACGTCGACGGCACCAAGCAGCGAGGCGAGCCGTGGCCCAGCGATCCGGTCCAACTGCTTCTCTGGCTGGTCACATCGCTCCCAGCCGCAGCGCGGCAGCCGGCCCATGTATGGATCCCGACCCTAACCGAGATCGACGAATTGTTCGCCGAGCGGCGCGACCGCGACAACCCGACGCCAGACTCGCAGCCCGCGCGCCTGGTCCTCAATCAAGCCCCGCAACCGCCCGGCGATAAATACTCGCGCGTAGTCACACCACTCGAAACCTCAACCCCACCAATCGACCTCGACATATTCGCAGAAGGGAAATAGAAATGTCTGATGTTTTCGCCGGATGGCAGGCGGCCGGATTCAATTCCAGCAGCTACCCCGCCGCAATCCAGGCCGTGCTGGCAACACAAGACACCGAATTAGTGGCCCAGCTCGGGCACTTCGACCCGAACAGCGCGTTCATCAAGGCAGTCGTCAACGCGGTCAACACCGCACTGGGCGGCTGACACCCATGAGCACGGCGGCGGCTGGCGTCAACCCTTCTAATCCTTTCCTTGGGAAGGCGTTGCCAAGACGGTCGGCCCCAGTGGGACACGAGCAACGACCTGCGCCAGCCGCCGCCGGAACAACCCGACCACCCACGCCGAGAAGTCCCCACAGGACCGCTCAAAATCGTGCCGACTCAGACGGGAAGGCTGACAGATGACCGCGCCTCGTAGATCCTGGGAAGGCACTCGCACCAAGAGCGGTGAAGTGACCGCGACCGCCGCTTGGCGGCGCGTCCGCGCCCAGGTGCTCAAACACGACCGCAACCGTTGCCAACTCAAAGAGCCGGGCTGCACAGGCGAAGCAACCCAGGTCGATCACGTCATCAACGTCGCCGCCGGCGGCGCTCGACTAGACCCTGCCAACTTGGTCGCGGCCTGCCCGACCTGCAACGGCCGCAAAGCACAGCGAGAGGCCACGGTCGCCCGGAACGCGTGGAAGCGGAAGCCCGAACGACACCCAGGCCTGAAATGGTGACGACCCCCGCCGGCCTGAAATGGTGACGACCCCCGCCGGCGCACGGCTGACGTCAACCATCACCAGCACACACCCGACGCCCCAACCGGCTGACGTCCACCATGCGACCGGGCACCGGTCACCATCACCCACGGTCACCATAACCGCAGGTCAGACCCCCCGGCACCCACCGCCTCCCCCGGGCCCACGCCGCATGCGGAACGCTCTGTGGCTAGCGATCTGCCCGGGTCTGGCGATCCCAGCAAACACGGTCGCACAGGGCCGGGAGCGGCGCCGTTTCGGCGGATTCGGGACAGTCTTACCGCTGGTAGCGAGGTTATTAGTGGCCCCACTAAAAACCCCGGCGGCGGCTGCGGAGAGGGGTAGCTGTGGCGGGTAAGGGACCGACCCCGAAGGACGTTGACCAGCTGGCCGGTCATGGCCGGGCGAAGGCCCGGTCCGCCGGCACGAAGGTGTTTGTCGCGGATGCTGTTCGGCAGCCTCCGCTGCCGGTGCTGTACCTGCCTGGCAAGGCCGGCAAGAAGGTCCGGTTTGTGTGGCCGGCGGCGACGAAGCGGTGGTGGGCGAACTGGGCGGCCGAGCCGATGGCCGACCGATTCCGGTCAACCGATTGGGATTTCCTGATGGATACCGCGCTGATCCACGCACGGGTGTGGGGTGATGGTGACCTGAGCATGATGGGCGAGTTGCGTTTGCGGGTGGCGAAGATGGGCGCGACCGCGGAGGATCGGGCCCGGCTGAAGATCACCTACGCGCCGGATGAGGACGAGAGCACGCCACAGCAGCACAGTTCGGAAGCGGGCGACGGTGACGACTTCGCGGGTTTCCCGCGGCTGGTAGGTAAATGAGTTGCCTTGGAAGCCATCGACACCGGGTGAGCGGCCGACGCTGGGGCGAGGGGTGCTGGCGTGGATCCGGGACTATCTGACGGTGGTCGACGGGCCGGCGACGGGCGATACGCTCATCCTGACCCGCGAGCAGGCGCAGTTCGTCTTGGAGTTGTACGAGGTTGATCCGCGCTTTCAGGGTGGCGCCGTTGTCGGCCGGACGGTCAACAACGGCAGGTTGATTCGGCGTGCGGTGTTGTCGCGGAGCAAAGGCTGGGGGAAAAGTCCGATCGTTGCGGCGTTGTGCATTGTGGAGGCGTTCGGTCCGGTCGTGCTCGATGGTTGGGACGCCAACGGGCGCCCGGTCGGCAAGCCGTGGGTTAAGACCGGGATCAAGCCGAAGGTGCAAATCGTCTCCGTGTCAGAGGATTCCACGGCCAACACGTGGGAGCCGTGTCTGGACATGGTGCGCTCGAGCCCGAAGCTGATCGCGAAGTACAAGGTCGATCCGATGGAAACTTTCATCAGTTTCCCGCGTGGCCGGATCGAGGCGGCGACGTCTGCGGGGTTGAGCCGTGAGGGTTTCCGGCCGGTGTTCACTGCCTGCGATCAAACGGAGTCGTGGACCCCGACGAATGGCGGCCGGAAGCTGGCTGGCACGATCCGCCGAAACTTGGCGAAGGTCAACGGTTGCAGCGTCGAGACCCCGAACGCCTATCTTCCTGGCGAGGGGTCGGTAGCCGAAAACTCGTGGAAGGCATACCAAGCGCAGACCGCGGGACAGCTTAAGTCGTCTGGGCTGCTGTTCGATCACCGCGAAGCCCCGGCAGACACCGACCCCGACGATTACGAGTCGCTGCGGGAAGGTTTGCGGTTCGCGTACGGGGAGAGCGCCGACGATAACGGCGGATGGGTCAACCTGGATCGGATCGTGGCCGAGTACTGGGATCCCGACACCGATCCGCAGGATGCGCGCCGCTACTACTTGAACCAGATCACTCATGCATCGGATGCGTGGGTGACGTCGCCACAATGGTTGGCCTGCGCTGCGGTCGACACCGTCGTGCATGACGGTGACACGATCACGCTCGGCTTCGACGGTTCGACTGGCCGCATGAAGGGCAAAGCGGACGCTACAGCTTTGATCGGCTGCCGGGTGCGGGACGGCCATCTGTTTGAGATCGGCGACAAGTCGGTGTGGGAGCCGCCGCGGCGGGAGAAGACGACCACCGAGCGCAAGGCCACCGGTGACACCACAATCGCATGGACACCGCCTATCGCTGAGGTTGAGGCCGCGGTGCAGTTGGCGTTCCAACGCTTCAAGGTGGTCGGTTTCTATGCTGACCCGTCGGGTTGGACGGAGATCACCGCGAAGTGGGAAGCCAAGTACGGCGGTCGCTTGAAAGTGCGGGCTACTCAACGGCAGCCGATCTCGGCGTGGCCGACCGGGAAACACACCGCCGCGATCCTCGCCGTGGCAACCCTCGGCCAGGCGATTGAGAACGGCGTGTGTACGCATGACGGGTCGGCCGCGCTCACACGGCATGTGTTGAACGCGCGCCGGCGGGCGATGAGGGCGGGCTATCTGCTGTACAAGGCATATCCGGAGTCGCCGGACAAGATTGATGCCGCCTACGCTGCGATAATGGCGTGGAAAGCCCGCCTGGACGCGCTGTCCGCCGGCCTGGGAGCGCGACGCAAGAAAGCAGTCATCGCACGAGTCAGAGGAGGAGCACTTGGCTAGTCAGAGTGTTCATGTGCCCGGCATCTACCAGAGTCTGTTGCGGCGTGAGCGGGAGCGGGCCGCGCGGTCCCGCACGACGGCGGCGGACCCGCAGAATCCGGGCGCTGCCTTTTTCCTTCGATCGAGGCACCTGCTTAACGCGCTCGATGCGGGTGAGGCGGTGACTGTGTCGGCATCGCAGCTGGGCATGGGCAGTGGGGAGATTCGCTTGCCGGAGCACATGCGGCCGGGGAACGCGCCGGGTTCATGGTGGCTGGTGACACCGGATGATGTTGTCGAGCGCACAGTTTCGCCGGTCGTCGATCCGATCAGGCCGGATATCTCGGCGTATCCCGATGACGAAGACGAGTGATTGTGTTCCCGATCCCGTAGGCTCCGCAGGGGTTCAGGTGTCCGATTTCGGACACCTGGATTGAGTCCCTGAAGCCCTGCACAATAAGCGGGAGTATCTGACCTGTGTTTTTAGGTGTTTGCCTAACAACTCACCACGCGAATGCCGCCGCTGCGCGGATTTCGTCGTCGTAGACCGCGGTGTATCGCTCGGTGGTCATAGTCGTGTGATCGAGCAGGCGGCGTCGAACTGGTCGAACGTTTTTTCGCAGTGCACGCACTGCATCTGGTGCCCCTGGTGAAGGCCAGCCAGGTAACTGCGCTTCCATGCTTGTAGGTGGTGCCCACACATCAGCCTTTGAGTGCAGCCGTGGAAGTTGAGCCGCCAGTTCGCCCGGCGCTTACACACGGCAGCCTGGTAGGTCGTCAAGGTGCCCACCTCGCAAGGGAGGACGTCATCCCATCGTGAGATCACATTCTCAAAGTCAACTGTGTGTCTGTCGACTGGGGCCGCCCTCTTGGGTGCTGCTGTCGGTGTGGACTGGTCAAGGTGCTTTTCCGCAGTGCCGGCCGCCGCCTCCGATACCGAGCGGATGTCCCTGCTCGAAACCGCAACGTATCTCTGTGTCGTTGCCACATTCGTATGCCCGAGCACCTCCTGTACCGCGCGAAGGTTTCCGGTCCCGGCATAGCCGCGAGTGGCGAATCTGTGCCTCAGTCGGTGCATGGACCATCCTTTCGGCATGACTTTACTAACAAGGTGCCCGACACGATCCGGGCTCATATGGCCGTCGATCTGACCGGGGAACAGGAAGCCACCGAACGGACAGTAGTTGGCGATCGCGTCGGCCAGCGTAGCCGTGACCGGCACTACCCGCTGCTTGTCGCCCTTGCCGTGCACGATGAGTTCCGACCCCTCTGCGCTGGTGACCAGATCGTCTGTGTGCACCTGGGCGACCTCAGCCCGCCTTAGCCCAGCCTCGCCCGCCAGCCGCGCCATCAGCCGGGTCCGCTGGTCGGCCGTGGCCAGGATCTGAGCCCAGATCTCATCAGTCGCGGGCTTAGGGGCCGCGATAGGGGTGCGGATCACCGGCAGCGCCGCGGTCGGGTCGTCGTCGACGATGCCTTTTGATACGCACCAGCGATAAAACGACGCCAGGCTGGACCGCAGGCCACGACGATGCTCGATCGAGTACGCAGGACGGCCGAGGATAGCCAACATATCCGCGGTCTCGACGTCGTTAGGGGCGGCCATTCCGAGATCATGGGCTACCGAACGGACATGGGCGCGGCGGGTGCGGCGTGTCGCTGGCGATGTGCCGGCGGCCACCAGGTAAGTCAGCCACCCGATAATGGCGGCGTCCCAGGCGTCGGGCAGTGGATAGGAGAGTGGGTGAACGGGCTTGGCGGTCATGGCGGAGCCTTTCAAAGACAATGGCGCAGGATAGCGTTGACAGATCGCTCTGACGAAATGTAATTCGTGCTATGCACGACTATTCGTGTCAGACCCGAATTGCAGGATGGTGGCTCATGACCGGTCAGCGTACACAACCGAACTAACCTGCGGTAGAGCAACTTTGAAGATTACTCATATGCGCAATTTTGGACATATGGGCAACTTGGGCATTGCCTTGTGCATTGCAAACCCGATGCAAGCAACAGCTATAGCTACGGAAAATAGGTATACCTATTTCTTGGGCGAAATTCGCCCTGCCCGAGGGCTTCGCCGACGACATAGTCAGTCTCGCGGCCAGATCGCTTGACCAGGTGTATCAATCTGACACACCTGGCTTCCGCTCCGGGGGGGCGTAACCGATATTCATCTGATTTCCGGTCTACGGCATCCGCGCTGGTGGCCATTCGCCGTACATGCCGCGGTCGTCGCCGGCCAGAACCAGGCGGTGCTGTTCATCGGCGCGGGCCACAATCTCATCCCGTGCCGCTCGGCGTTGGTCGTCGCGGCGGGCGAGGTAGAAGGACCACGAGATGATGCCGCCGAAGACCAAGACCGCCCCGAAGAACGCTGCGATCCAGATCGCATATTTCGCGACCGCGCCCACGACGACGAGCACCAGGAGCAGCGCACCACCACCACCACCACCGCTACGGCGGTCCTCGTCACTCACGGCCGCACAGCCGGAGAGCAGGTATATGCGGACGGGTTGCACTGCAGCCGGCTGTTCGGCCACGTGTAGGGCGGTACCTCCCACGTCGGCTGCAGCGGGCCGTTCCACTGGGGTGGCCCGTCACAGTTCCAGTCGCCTTGGAACAGGCATGGGCCAGAGGCGTGCGCCGGCGGGTCAGCTGTAACCGATGTAACCGATGCCTCGGAGCCGAACCCAGGGCCACACCAACCGAACACGGCGCCGACAGCCAACACCACGGCGATCAGGGACCTAGTCACGGGCGGCCCACCCATCCAATACGGCGGCAGCCTCGAGTAGGACCGCGGCCAGCTCACGCGCCTGGTCGCTGTTGAGGCCCACGTCTCCGGTTTCCTCGATGTGGACCTGAGGCGGTTCGGGGTTCTCCGGTGCGATCTGGCCGTCCGCCTGTTGGATCGCCGAAGTCCAGATGTACACGTCCGAGTCGGTGATACGGCGGTCCGGGCCCATGATGACCCGCCGCGGGCCCGGTCCTTCCCAGGTGTCGCCGTGCTCGGCGCCGGCGGGCAGCGGGACGTCGGGGATTGCGGTCGCTGCGGTGGTTGTCATGGCTGAACCTTCCGGTGCGGGGAAGTCCACCGTGGCACCAGGCACCGACAGGTGCGGCCGGCCCGCGCGGTCCCAGGCGAAATGCCGGTTTGGGTGGCGCTCTGTGATAGCCCCGAGTGGGTCGCGGCACGGCTGGCCCGGCTGCACGCGGCATACCGGGCACATGACAGCGAGGGCGGGGGGATTCGTTGCTGTCGTCACTGTGTGGTTCTCCTCACGGATACTGTGCGGAGTCCTGACCTGCAGTGACGTTGTGGTGCATATGTGGTGCAAACCCGGGTGAATTTGACCGTTAATGCAGATCAAACGTGGTGCGCGATACTGGGATTGAACCAGTGACCTCTTCCGTGTCAGGGAAGCGCTCTCCCGCTGAGCTAATCGCGCGGGGGGTTCGAAAATCTTGAGGTGGAGACGGGAATCGAACCCGTGTGCACGGCTTTGCAGGCCGTTGCCTCACCACTCGGCCACTCCACCGCTGGGATTGATGCCTCAAGCACCTTCGAGCGGATGACGGGATTCGAACCCGCGACCCTCACCTTGGCAAGGTGATGCGCTACCAACTGCGCCACATCCGCGCGCAACGGACGAGATCGTCGCCCGGTGCGAAGC